TAGTTTTATCATGACTGTACAATTTTTGAACAGTTTAATAGGTACAAAAAGTACAATTGTACCTATTTGTACTTTTGTACATTTTGTGCAAATTTTGTACAATAATAGGTACAAAAAGTACAACAACCCTTTAAGGGGTTGTACATTTGTACCTTTTACAAATGCCCTTGTGATTGTACCAAAGTTAAAACGGAGATAGACTGATGGGATTTAAAGGTAAAACCGCTGAATTCGCCGCTATATTAGCCGCTGAATCAGTTGATGAATTAGACGATGAATTAGGCGATGGATTAAGGGATGATTTAGAGGGGGCTTTAGACGGTGAGTTAGAGGACGACTTAAAGCTCGGTTCAGATGAAGACTCTAAGGAAATTGCAAAGAAAGTCTCACGCTTAAAAAACATTGCAGCTTCAAAGCGAGATGACAGGGCTAAAAAAGCTGGGGAGCTAGCCGAAGCTATCGGGCTACCGCAAGATGTTAGTCCATACAACAGGGATGGAAAGAGGGTGTCGACGGAAGCGAAGAAATTAATTTGTGCTAAAGTTTTTAAAATCATGGAGGGTGGCGTTCCGTGTGGAAAAGCGTGTGACAAGGTTGGAGTGCCGAGAAGTACGTTGATGAAGTGGGTTAGGCCGGAGGGAAAACTCAGAGATCAGTATGTACAGGCACGTGAACATATGATCCATGTCGTCGCTGAAGAGATTTTAAAGATTTCTGACGAAGAGCCGGTTTCGATTGTTGACCACAAGGGAATCACTCGTTATGACAATGCGGCAGTGCAGCATCAGCGCTTACGTGTTGATTCTCGAAAATGGCTGTTGAGCAAGATGATGCCAAAGACATATGGTGATAAGTCTGTGCAAGAAGTGACTGGTGCAGATGGTGGTCCGTTGACGGTGACTGCTTTGGACTTAAAAAACCTGACAGACGAAGAGTTAGACAATATGGATTATCTAATGAATAAAGGGTCGAGCCAGGAAGGATCTGAATGAATTCAGTTGTCGCATCAGCGATTGCGCCCTCGGTTGTTGCCGACGCGATTAAGTTAGAAAGAACTCGTAGGGCGGCCTCAGCGTCGCTGTACGAGTTTGTTCGTCAGTCCTGGCATGTTGTTGAGCCTGGGGTGGACTTTGTTGAGTCATGGCACATAGAGGAGATATGTGAGCACTTAGAAGCTATTAGCGCTGGTGATATTCGCAAGTTACTGATTAATATTCCGCCTCGCCACTCTAAAAGTACGATTGTAAGCATAATCTGGCCGATGTGGGAGTGGTTGACTGATCCGGCGCAGAAGTTCTTGTGTGCATCCTACTCTGGCGCTTTGAGCATCCGTGATAATTTAAAAGCGCGTCGTTTGGTGCAATCGCCTTGGTATCAAGCGCGTTGGGGCCATATGTTTGAGCTGAGTGGTGATCAAAATGCCAAACAGCGATTTGAAAACTCAGCAACAGGCTATCGTATTGCCACGTCTGTTGGTGGAACAGCAACGGGTGAAGGTGGGTCTAGATTACTGCTTGATGATCCGCATGCTGCTCAAGAGGCGCAGTCTGATGCGATTCGTGAGTCTAGCATCGAGTGGTTTGACCAAGTCTGGTCTACTCGGCTCAATGATCCTAAGCTAGACGCTATGGTGTGTGTTATGCAGCGATTGCATGAACGCGATATCAGCGGTCATATCTTGGAGGATATTCGAGGCTGGGAGCATCTAATGATTCCGGCAGAGTGGGACGGTAAGCGTCGTAAAACTATCCTTGGTGCGTATGATCCACGTCAGAAAAAGGGCGAGCTGATATGTCCTGAGCGTTTTGGCACGAAAGAAATTGAAGATCTAAAGCAACTACTGGGAACGTATGGAACGGCTGGTCAGCTGCAGCAAGATCCTAGTCCAGCTGAGGGTGGCATTCTTAAAACAGACTGTATTGAGATGTGGCCTTGCGATAAAGGACTGCCGCCATTTGAGTACATATTGCAGAGCTATGACTGTGCATTTACTGAAAAAACTTCAGGAGATCCAACAGCTTGCAGCACTTGGGCGATATTTACGCATCGAGGTCAGCACCATGTGATGCTGATTGACGCTTGGGATGAGCATTTAAGCTATCCTGATTTACGAGAGCGAGCAATCAAGGACTGGAATGTTGAGTACGGAGGCATGACTAAGGATAGTCAATTCTCTAGAGCAAGACGTGCTGATCGTATACTTGTCGAGGCTAAAGCCAGCGGCCAATCATTACTACAAGATTTGAGATTGGCTAAGGTTCCTGCTATCGGCTACAATCCAGGTAATGCTGACAAGATAAGCAGGGCTCACCAGGCAGCTCCAACGTTAGAGCTGGGCATGGTTTGGATACCTGAATCTAAGCAGAATCCAGGACATTTTGTCAGCTGGGCTAATGACTTTGTTAAGCAACTTGGAAAGTTTCCTGTTGCTCCACATGATGATTACGTTGATACTTTTACGCAGGCTATTATATATTTCAAGAATGACCGATGGTTTGAATTGCCCCAAGCCAGAGATCCAGACGATAAGCGACAGACTGAGCAGACTGTCAGGGCTAACCCATATGCAGCTTAGGAGCGATCAATGTCTCTGAAGGATGATCTGGAATTGAATAAGCCAAGGCGTACACCTACGCATCCTACTAAGTCACACGTTGTGAAGACTACTGTAGACGGCAAGCCTAAGATGATTAGGTTTGGTCAACAAGGTGCTAAGACTGCAGGCAAGCCGAGCTCTAACGATTCAGCAGCGGATAAGGCCAAGCGCAAGTCATTCAAGGCTAGGCACGCATCCAACATTGCCAAAGGTCCAGCCTCTGCAGCATACTGGGCTGATAAAGTCAAGTGGGCTGAAGGCGGTCCAGTTAACGGCCTTGAGGAGCTCCTCATTAAGTATGAAGCCGAAGCCACCCAGCCCCCGTCAGAACCGACTCCGTCAGCTCCATTGTTCAATGCCGATAGAGTTGAACAAATTGCTATGGATATCATGAGCTTACAGAACGAAGCTGCTCCGCAGCCTACGAGTCCACCCCCTAACGGCGTGTATGCAACGCATGTCATGCCTGATGGCACAATAATGGCTGGCGCTACGCATAACGAGAATACTAGAGATATAGCAGATAGTTATAATAAAACAAATGGTTATACTAAAGAAGACGTTGATGTTATTTATGATGCAGATAAGATAAATAAAATTGCACAGGGTATAATGACTGAGAACTTTGCAGAAGGCGGTCCAGTGATTTATAACGCGAGTAGGATTAACGAAATCGCCAACCGAATATTAGAGGAGCTTTAACGTGGCTGAAGAAAATGAGCTTGAAGTTGAGATAGAGCAAATGACGATGATTGAGATTCCAGACGAAGAACTGGAATTTGAAGATACGGCAGACGGTGGAGCCGTTGTTATGATGGAGAAGATTACCATTCGAGAGGGCTCTGATCATTTTGCCAACATTGTTGACGACGTTGATCAAAGGTTGCTGAAAGAAGCTATCAATGACTTGATGGTTAAGATAAGTCGTGACAAAGAAGCTCGCCAGAAGCGAGATATGCAGTACGAAGAAGGCTTGCGCCGCACAGGTCTTGGCGATGATGCGCCCGGTGGAGCTCAGTTCCAAGGCGCAAACAAAGTTGTGCACCCTATGCTGGTTGAGGCTTGCGTTGATTTCTCCGCTCGATTCATTAAGGAAATATTCCCGCCTACTGGCCCAGTAAAATCCAAGATCATAGGTGAGGCTGACAAGGCCAAGGTCGGCAAGGCTCAGCGTAAGACTGAGTTTATGAACTGGCAGACGACTGAGCAAATGATTGAGTTTCGCTCAGAGCTTGAGCAGTTAAGCACGCAGCTGCCATTAGGGGGTGGTCAGTACATGAAGTTTATGTGGAACTCCCGGTTTATGCGGCCCACCTCTGAGTTCGTGCCTATTGATGATATCTACTTGCCCTTCTCAGCAACAAACTTCTACACCGCCGAGCGTAAGACTCACGTTCAGTACATTACGCAGATGGAATATGAGAAGCGGGTTGAGGCTGGCATGTATGCCGATGTAGATCTGCCTTCGCCCAATGATCCAGAATTTAGTGCGCCAGAACGTGCTAATGAGAAGATCGAAGGTAAAACCAACACCAGTTATAACGAAGACGGGCTGCGGACAATCTTTGAAATATACACGTCTATGGACTTTGAAGATGGCGAAGGTTTAGCGCCTTACATCTTGAGTGTTGATAAGTCTTCAGATCTGCCTTTAAGTTTATACCGCAACTGGGAAGAAGACGACAAGCGGAAGAACGAGCTGCACTGGATTGTAGAATTCCCCTTTGTTCCATGGCGTGGTGCTTATCCCATTGGACTGACGCACATGATTGGCGGTCTTAGTGGAGCAGCGACTGGCGCGTTGCGTGCCTTGCTAGACTCTGCTTATATCCAGAACGTGCCTACTTTATTAAAACTGAAAGGAGGACCCAACGGCCAGACGCTGAATGTTCAGCCTACTGAGATTGTTGAGATGGAAGGCGGTGCGTTGATTGATGACGTGCGTAAGCTAGCGATGCCTTTGCCATTTGCAGGGCCGAGTCCTACGTTGTTTCAGCTGTTGGGCTTTTTGGTTAATGCGGGTAAAGGTGTTGTTCAGACATCGTTTGAGAAGTTTAACGATCAGAATCCGAATGCACCTGTTGGCACCACCATGGCTATTATTGAGCAGGGAATGGTTGTATTCAGCTCGATTCATTCACGCCTGCATGCTGCTATGGCTCGCAGTTTTGATATCTTGCACCGCATTAACTCTATGTACTACACGCAAGAAGAGCTTGATGCTTTGGATGTGGGTTTAGAGATAACCGCTGAAGATTTCGATGGACCCAGTGATGTGGTGCCGATCAGTAATCCGGCGATATTTAGTGAAGCTCAGCGCTTTGCTCAGATTCAGGCGATTATGCAGCGTGCTGAAAAAATGCCTCAGATGTATGATCAAGAGGCGATTGAGAAAATGTTTTTACAGACGCTTAAGGTGCCTGCTGCAGAAGTGATGCGGCCTCAGTTATTTAAAGAAGATCGAGATCCTGTTAGCGAAAATGTAGCAGCGGCTATGAGTCAAGGTATTTTTGTATTGCCTCAACAAGATCATTTGGCGCATTTGCAGGTTCATTTGCCGTTCTTGAAGTCGCCTATGTTTGGCTCAAGCCCTGGCATTATGAGCACATTCTTTTATCCGATGGCTTTGCATATGCGTGATCATTTGCTGAATTATTATTTGGTTGAATCGCACAATGCGGTTGATGTGGCGCAAACCGAGCAGATAATACCTGAAGAGGCGGAGCAGCAAGTCGATGTGATCTTGAAGGTCCAGGCGTTTATTGAAGAGCAGCTGGGCGGATTTGCTCAAGAACTGGCTCAAGTTTACCAAGTGGCTGAGCAGCTTAAGCCTGAGAATCAGATGCCACAGCCTACGGTGCCAGAGAAAATCGCAGAGCTTAGCGCTCAGATCAAGCAGGCTGAGATGGCTCAGCGTAATGAGCGTGATGCGGCTAAGCTTCAGTTGGACCAAATGAAAGCGCAAGCCTCTAACGAAATCGCGCAGCTTAAAATGCAGCAGACTGCTGAAATTGAGCGTGCCAGGCTGGCTGTCAAGCAAGCTGAACGTGACGAGAAAGCAGAATTGGCTGCACTTGAAGAGATATCTGAAACTGATCGCGAGATTATGGGTGAGATGGCTGAGACGGATCGACTTAATACACGTGAGGCGGGTGAAACGCTACGCAAACGAGAAGATTTGGCGGCTAGAGAGCGCATTAATGATGCTGATAACAGGACCGCTAAAGAGCTAGCGGAGATGGAGATGGAGTCTGGAGAAAAGACTTCATACACCAGCGGCAAAGGCATTGATCCATAGCAATAAGGAAAGATGAATGGCATTCTTACAAAGCAACATACCGTACTTCAAATGTTGGGTAAGGAAAGAATACACGCATAATCATGATAGGTTTCATGGTGAGTATATTCATGCGATGGCCATTGCGGTTACAGCGATGCCGGAACGGTGCTTAAGCTTTCAGCTTATTTTTACGGGTGCTGAGACGTACGACAATGATGAACTTAATGTTCATGGAGGAGCAATGTGGGCAAGAATGCCTATAACTGCTTTAGTGGCAGACGAGCCGTTAGAACAATGGCCAAGTGTGATGGCGGTGCATGATGCTCAACCCTGGGATTGCTCTTCTAGAACGCATAGTGTTTACAAGTTAGACAGGTGTTCTCCGGCGCCATGGCTAGCTAAGATAGACGGAAACATGTATCCGGCTAAATACTATTTTACTGTTGATTATACTGATTCGGAAGTAGGTGATGATCCTGCTCAGCACAAACAGTCGCATGTTCTTGAACTTCTTGACGCGGGTGAGTGGACAGGTAACATAGTGGCCTTACCAAATAACCGAGTGAGAGTAAGTCACCCGGCTTGGTTTGAATTAGGAGAAGGAGCTCCAGAGTTTCGTCCATCTCAGCACAAGCATCACAGCAAGTCTGATTTGGATTACACGCTGGACCCTACTCAAGTTTTTAATAATCTCTACGCAGAGGAAGAAACCGATGAAGACTAAGAAAGGATCGATGAAGACTAAAGGCTACGCAAAAGGTGGCAAAATGAAGACTAAGGGCTACGCCAAAGGCGGTGCAGTCGATATGGATTCAGAGCTAATACCGCAGCACAAGCGCTATGCTCTTGGATACAAAGTTAATAACAAGCCTTAATGATCAAATACTAAAAAAACGAGGATAATCCAATGGCTACACGGCAACTACCCAAGTCCGATCCTGAGTCACCTAACTATGAAGCGCCTAAGGCTGCTAAGAAGACTGTAAAGGCTGAAAAATCAGGAAAGGCAGGGAAAAAATCTAATAAATAATGCATTAACAGTGCATAAATAATGCAATAAGGCGTAATCATGGCTACTAAAAAAGGTTTGTACGCAAACATTGATGCTAAAAAGAAGCGCGTTGCGGCTGGAAAAATTGATCCAGCGACGGGGAAACCTGAAAAAATGCGTAAAAAAGGGCAGGCAGGTGCACCATCAGCTGCTGCGTTTAAACAAGCGGCTAAGACTGCTAAGACTGTCAAAGCGAAGAAACCTAAGCAATTTAAGTCAAATAAGAACGCCTAATAAAAATAGAAGTTAGAAGAATGAACATAGAGTCTAGCTAATGAACATAGAATCTCAGCTTATGAACCTTCTGAAGGCTAATCAGGCGGAGTTTGCGCTTGAAGCTTTGAGGAGGCCACAAGATCGCGATACTTTCGAGTACGGGTATCGGGTTGGGATGGTTGCAGGTTATGAGGCAGCCATTGACGTGCTCTTAAACTTAATAGACGAGGATAAACATGGAAGAGACAACTTATGAGGACGCACTTGCGGAGGCTTTCCCAGCAGTTAATGCTGGAATACGGCCTTTCGGTAGCCGCGTTCTGATCCAGATCCGCACAGCCAAGACCAAAACAGCAGGTGGAATACTATTAACCCCTGATACTTCTGATACAGAGAAGTGGAATACTCAGATAGGTAAAGTTGTTGCTGTTGGGCCTTTAGCTTTTAAAAATCGTAATACGATGGAGAGTTGGCCTGAAGGTGATTGGTGTTTGGAGGGTGATTTTGTGAGAGTTGCTAAATACGGAGGAGATCGTTGGGAAGTTCCTATTCCTGATGCTCCAAAAGGCGAATCAGCAATGTTTGTAATTTTTAATGATCTTGACATTATGGGTAGCGTTGAAGGCGACCCACTAAAAGTCAAGGCATTCATCTGATAAGGAGATGAGTAATGAGTGAAGTAATCGAAGATGGCGTGATGATTGAGGACGATGGTTCCGATGAGGAGCGGTCAGATAACGATCAGGGTATTATTATTGTCGAAGATGACCCAGCTTTAGAGGTTGAGGCTGAGACGGTTGTCGAAGAAGATGAGCGCGTTACCGCCGAGGCTGAGCCCGCAGAAGAGGATGATTCTGAGCGTGAAGCTATTCGTGAGCGCAGACGAAAAGAAAAGATAGAACGAAAAGAACGGCGTGAAAATGCTATTAAGCGCGACAAGACTGAGCTAGATTTTTTGAGAAATCGTAATGATGATCTTGAAAGACGCATTAGCACACAAGAGCAAAGGTCTAGTCAGCAAGAGATTCAGGGCATTGATCAAGCCATTGCTCAAGCGCAAAAAGAAGTAGGCATGGCAGAGCGAATTATCGCCCAAGCTGTTGAAAGCAACAACGGCAAGGACGTTACTCAAGCGATGAAGTATCGTGATCAGGCCATGAGTAAAGCGCAGCAGCTTACCTTAAATAAGCACCAAGTATCGCAACAAGTAAACACACCGCCACAAGTTGATGACAGAACCATGTATCTGGCTCAGCAATTTATGGCAGACAATCCTTGGTATGACTCTGAGGGCCGAGATGAAGATTCGGCTATTGTGATGGCTATTGATCAATCGCTTAGTCGTGACGGTTATAACTCTCAGACTGAAGAGTATTGGGATGAGCTTACGGCGCGTGCGGCAAGACGATTGCCAGAGCGTTTTGACGATGAGGCGTCAGCCCCTAAGTCATCCAGGAAAAAGAGTCAGCGAAAAGCCAGGGGAGGGCCAGCTGTAGGAAGTGGCAGAGAGCACGCTCCCACCTCTACTAGAAAAGAAGTTTACATTAGCCCAGAACGAAAGGCTGCTTTGATGGAAGCTGGTGTTTGGGACGATCCTGTATTACGCACTCGATATGTTAAAAGATATGCGTCTTATGACAAGGAAAATGCCTGATCAAAAAGTTGTTGCATTAACAAGCATAAAAAATCATACTAAATCAATCGCTGAATAAAGGAGCGACTAGACATGAGTAAAACAGACGAACGAATAAACAAATCCGCAGACGAAGGCCGGGACAACCGTGCGATGGTAGATCGTACATTTACCGAAAATCGGGAAGTTACAGAGAGTGAGCGGGTAGAAATGTTCCGTCAACAGTTATTTCAGACTTCATTGCCTGATTTACCGGAATTACCTGGCTGGCACATGTGCTGGCTGACAACAACTAACCCACGTGATTCAATCCAGGCTCGTATCCGGTTAGGTTACGAAGCAGTAAAGCCAGAGGATGTACCTGGCTGGGAATATGCCTCCCTGAAAACAGGTGACTGGGCAGGATTTATTGGGGTTAACGAGATGCTAGCGTTTAAATTGCCTATGTCTTTGTATGAAAAGTTTATGATGGAAGCTCATCATGACGCTCCAAACAGAGAAGAAAGCAAGTTAACGGAAACGGCTAAGTTCCTTGAGCAACAAGCTGAAGGACAAGGTAGTAGCATCGAGCAAGGTGACGGTAATAAAGAGCTTGAAGTACAGCGATCAGGTCAATTTGATCTGGTCTGACGAGCAATCTATTAACCAAAGGAGCTTAGTATGTCAGCGACTACTGAAGCACAAGGCTTCCGCGCCTCTTATCACAATAGTGGTCGGATTACGGCGAAAGCCTACACCATAGCATCGGGGTTCAACCAGAATATATTTCAAGGTGATCCCGTTAAATTAGTTGATGCAGGTACTATTCAACTAGCAACCACCGACGGCACTCGTTCTGGATCCGCAGCAGCTACCAATAATTTAGGTATCTTTGCTGGCGTTCAATACGATGATGCATTAGGAAGACCTACACTCTCACCATTTTGGCCTGCGAGTGCAACCGCTACAAATGTTGTGGCTTTCGTCTACGATGATCCTGAAATTATTTTTCAGGTTGAATACCCTAACCCATCACCCGGAACTACGGTTCAAACGGCTGTTGGCGAAGAGTGTGATTGGACTGTAGCGACTCCTGGCGGCTCAACAGCCACTGGTTTGTCATCTACATCCTTAACAGCTATCCAAGTTGGAACTGGTCAGTACCAGATAACCGGCATTGCGGGTGGTCCCAATAACTTGATTACAGACGCATTTGTGAAGGTCTCGGTACGTATTAACGAGCACCAGTACAAAGCTTCCGTAGCATCCGTATAAGGAGGACTAGACAATGGCTACTCCAATGAGAAGTTCGGACTTCCGTTCGATAGTTGAACCCATCCTCAGTGAAGTGTTTGACGGTGTTTATGAGCAAAGAGCAGATGAGTGGAAGAAAGTGTTCTACGAGCAACAAGGTATTCCACGTAACTATCATGAAGAACCCGTTCTTTATGGTTTTGGCGCGGCACCTGAATTGCCCGATGGCATGGCTGTCACTTATCAATCAGGCGGAATCTTGTTTGTGCAGCGTTATCTCTACCATGTTTATGGCCTTGCTTTTGCATTGACCAAAGTATTGGTTGAAGACGGCGATCACATTCGTATTGGTCAAACTTACGCTAAGCATTTGGCGCAATCTTTGATTGAAACAAAAGAAACCTTATGTGCTAATGTATTGAACCGTGCGTTTAACGCGGCCTTTACAGGTGGTGACGGTGTTGCACTTAGTGCAAACAATCACCCAATTGTACAGGGTACCTTTAGCAACGTGCTAACTCAGGCGGCTGCACTTTCACAGACTTCACTTGAGCAGATGCTCATTCAAATCCGTAACGCTGTTGATAACAACGGTAAGCGTATTCGTTTGACTCCAACTCAAATAGTGACTGGTCCTAGCAATGTTTTCCAAGCGGAAACTTTGTTGAAATCAGTACTGAAGGCTGGAACAGGTGACAATGACATTAACCCAGTTAAGTCAATGGGTCTTTTGGCAGACGGTCAAGCAAACCTTTCACGTATTACTTCTACCACCGCATGGTGGGTACAAACTGACGCTCCTGAAGGCTTAAAGCTTCTCATGCGTCGGGGCTTAGAGAAGTCTATGGAAGGCGATTTTGCTACTGACTCTATGCGCTACAAAGCAACTGAACGTTACACCGTTGGCTGGACAGACCCTCGTGGTGTGTTTGGAACTCCTGGTGTATAAGTAAGAAAGTAAGAAACGTCTCTAGCTTTGATTTTTAAGAGGTTATTTATCAGGGTTAGAGACATTTTAAAGAATTTTATTTTGGTTGTTGACAGCCCTAGGCTGACGACATGCAGACAACAGCCAAATCTTTTAACTCGCATGTGAGGAATTTATCATGGGTACTACAACTTTTTCCGGTCCGCTCATTTCGAATAATGGCATATTTAATCAAGGTGACACTTCAGTCCCTACTATTTCAACAAGCCTAATTGTTAATCCAACAGACCACGGTGGCAAAATTAGTAAGATAACCGCCACAACGGGAACCATTCAAGTGCCAGAGATTATGACAGGCACGGGCAGTAATGTTGGCGTTACTTACACTTTCTTTTTAGCTCAAAATGTTAGCAATCTTAGTATTCAGGTCAACGGCGGGACAGATCACATGATCGGCTCCATAGTTGCTTCTAATAATAGAATTCTTGGTGCTGTACATGTTTGGGAGCCTGATGCTGATGACTTCGGTTTTAACATGAACGGCACAACTAAAGGCGGAATTAGAGGTACGCAGTTTAGTCTTACTGCTATTGACGATGCAGAATATCTGCTTCACAACGCAGTATTGTTAGGCAATGGCACCCTAATCGATCCTTTCTTCAGCTCTTAATTTAGAAAGGAAGGAGTATTAGTTATGAGACCAGTAAAAATTGGTACGCTAACGCCGTTAGCCGCAGATATTGATTTTTTTAATGCGCAGGGCTTAACTAGTACTGGAGGCGCTGTGATCCCCACAGTTACCTCCACTACTGACGGCTTGGCTCACAAAGTTACGCTCACTGCCCCTGTTCAAGCTACGCTAGCTGGAGTTACTTTTACTATTGTTGGAACCGATGGTGGAACTAACCTCGTTCAAGAAAGTCTTATTGGCCCTGCCAGTGGAGCAACTGTTACCACTAGTCGCCAGTTTATGACTATTAAGACGATAACGCCTTCCGCTACCATGGGAGGCTTAACGCTTGCAGTTGGAATTTCTGCTAGTGAGGCTATAACTCAGTGGGTTAACTTAGAAAACACAACAACTTCTCCGATGATATTTGTTCACGTTACAGGCACTATTAATTTTACAGTGTTTCAAACGCCAGCTAATATCTTCATTGATTATCCGCAAGACGCGGATGACTCAGAGTTTTATCTCAATCTTTCTGCACCTATAGCCGCTTTAGAGGCTAAGACTGCAGACACGTTAGCTAATGGCAATGACAGCTGTAGAGCTGTTTTGCTGAGAGTTAATTCATTTAGTGTAGGTGCTACTATTACATTCTATGTAAATAGTGCAGGAGGAGGTTATTAATGACTATTAAATACATTGATGAGTTTGATTTTCCTCGTGATTTTGGTTTTACTAAATCATCAAAGCCTGCAAAGATGAATCGTGGCGGGATGAAGAATATCCGCGATGAGGAAGCTCGTGTTATTGGCGTTCAAGACGATGCAGCTGATGAAATGCGTAGAGTTAAAGGACGCAGATCTAATGACGCCGCAGAGCGTAGAGACAAAAAAGCTCAAATGGCTCGTGTTGCTTCTCGTGAGAGAAATGCGCGTGATGAGATGACCAGATTGCGCCGTGAAGCTGAAGATGAGATTAAACAAGGTTTTTATGCAGCTTCAGGTGGCGCTAAAAAAGATTGGATAAAAGGTGCTGTCAAAAAGCCTGGAGCCCTGCGTGAGTATATGGATACTCCTAAAGGAAAAAGTATTCCAAAAGGCAAGTTAAACAAAGTTGCCGCCGGAAAACCAGCGACGAAGGGTGGTCCCAAGCCTTCAGCAAAAACAATACAGCGAGCTAAGCTTGCTAAAACTTTCTCTACAATGAAAAAATAGGTAATACTCATGAAATCAAAAGGTTACGCTAAGGGTGGAAAGGCTGGAAAGAGAGCGATGAGTAGTAACGATGTCGGTAGAGCTTTCCAAAAAATAGACGATATGAAGGATGAAATAGCCAACATGTCAGCCGGAGACCGTAGAGCTTTAAAAGAGCGAATGAAGGCAAAGGGATTCCCAGATGCAACCCTTATGGAAGCATTTGGCCCTATGGCCTCAGACGGAGAACGTGCAGAAATGCTTCGTCTTTCCAAAGCTACAGCCGGAGAACGTGCACGTCAAAAGCCAATGAAGCCAATGAAGGGGTCTAAGCCAATAAAGATGCTTAAGTCAATGAAAGGCAGCATCTCAGACAGAGAACGTGCAGCAATGCGTAGTCCTTCCAAAGCTACAACCGGAGCCAACATCTCAGACGCAGAACGAATGAAGATGGCTAAGGGCGGCATGATGAAGAGCAAAGGTTATGCTAAGGGTGGCATGAAACAAGGTTATAATGCCAGATTAGATGATTCACTTGGCTCGAAGAACGGAAAGAAGGATGCTACCTTAAAAGCTCGCCGTGATGAAAGCGAAGGCATGGAAGAGTCCATGGGTAAGCGTAAGTTTTCTGGTAACAAGGGCAGTGGTCAAAAAACTGTTGAAAGAAAATCTAGGCTTAGCGGTGAAATGGCTGGATTCAAAAAAATGGGCACTATGAAGCACAGCTGGGATTAAAATCCGCTGTACTGGTCGGGTATGCTGTAGCAGCAACCATAATAGCTAAAATAAATATGGAAACTATATGGCTTATTCCGGCAACATTGGCGTAAAAACATTCAACGCTTTGAAGGTGGTAGATCACGCCTTCAGGCGCTGTCGTTTACCTGCTCAGGCAATAACATCAGAAATGCAGGAATATTCTTTAGATTCTCTAGCTTTCATGCTAGATGAATTAGCTAATATTCGTACACCTGCCTGGTGTATAGAGAAACAACTTCTGCCTTTATACGAAAATAATCAAATTGTGACGCTACCACTAGGCACAATAGACGTGTTGAACTTGAATTTAAATGTACTTCAAGAACTTAGCGGCACTACAACAGCAGTAAATACTGAATATAAAGTCAATTTTACCACCCCCACAATAGTTAACTTTATTGGAATTAAGTGGTCAGCAGGGGCGATTCCAGTTACTTTTCAGACGAGCGTTGACAATATTGCGTGGACTACAGTCGGCACTTCGACAAGTGTAGATCTATCAACAGGCGCTACAGCGGTGGCTGGAGATATTGTGTGGAGTGAGATAACTGGAGCGATAGCTAAACAATACTTCAGGATAGTTCCTACAGACGGTGCCTCGACTATTTCTTTTACTTCAATCACTTTGGGCAACTCGCCTTCAGTGATTCCTATGGGCGTATTAAATCGAGATAATTACGTCAATCAAAGCAATTTAGTTTTCGCTGGACAGCCAACCAGCTTTTACTATCAGCGTGATATTCCACGGCCAGTTGTTAACTTATGGCCAGCGCCTAATCTTGCTTCAGAAAAATATATCCTGACGCTATGGAGACATCGCCAAATAATGGATACAAACAATTTACAGCAAGAAGTAGAAGTTCCTAACCGCTGGCTAGAGGCTATAATCAATGGCTTGGCTGCTAGGGTTTGTGCTGAAACACCTTCTGCAGACATGCAGCTTATACCAATGCTTGAGGCACGAGCAGCAACAAGCGTGCAAAGGGCGTGGGATGGCGACAATGACGGATCGCCAATTCAGATTAATCCAGGCATAGGAGTTTATACGTCGTCATGAGTGTGTATCTAGATCCTCAAGGGCAGCCAACGTTTGGAATTGGCATATGTGGGCGATGCTCCATTAAGTTTTTATTATCTGAGCTTTCTCCTGATCCTAACTTTCCTGGTTTAATGGTTTGTCAATACGATAGAGATGAGCTAGATCCTTACTTGTTGCCTGTGCCACCGCCAGATCAAATTGTTTTACCTTTTAACAGACCTGACAGAAACATAGACACGCATCCTTCTGGCGTTATTCAAGAAGCTGGAGACGAGTTTATTGTGACTGAAGACGGCGAAAAGTTCTTGGAGATGGGTTAAATGACAGTCGAAGTTCCTAGTAATTTAATACCCAGCAGAGTTACTCAGCTTCCTACTGCTCCAGTTGCGTCTGCTGACGGACTACTTCTTTTTACTTATGAAGGAGTTAGCTATCAAATTCGAGCAGGAGATCTATTACAAGTTACAGGCGTACCAACTACTCGACAAGTTTTAGCAGGAACAGGAATGACCGGAGGTGGTTCGTTAGCCAGTAATGTCACCCTAAGTATAGCTAATGGCGGTGTTGGCACCGCACAACTTGCCGCTAGCGGAGCGACTCCTGGATCTTACGGCGATGCCGGGAACGTACCTGTTGTTACAATAGATGCGACGGGTCGTGTAATGGCAGTTAGTACCGTTCCTATATCTGTGGCGGGATATGTTCCCACTAGCCGCCAGGTAATAGCTGGAAACGGACTAGAAGGTGGTGGAAATCTTAATTCAAATGTAACGTTAACTGCAGATTTTGAGGACAGCGTCCCTTTAACCGGAACTACTGGTGGTTCGGCGGGAGCTCAAAACGAGCTTTCCAGAGGAGATCATCGACACCCTCCTGTAAATCTTGCTGATGCAAATCAAATTGATGGGGCTTTACCCATTGATCAAGGCGGTACGGGATCTACTTTAACAGCTGTGCCTGGCGCTATTGCTTACGGAAACGGCGGTCAAATATCTTTAGGATCTGTCGGCCTTGCTGGGCAGGTTTTAATTTCTGGCG